AAGAACTCTCTAGAATCCTCTACACCGTAAAGCTCGTCAGAGCTGTAGTCTCCAGCCTTCCACAGATACTCTCCATGCTTTTTAACTACCTCATCTCTTTCTTGGTTTGTTCTTTCTGGCAACCCCTCAAAAGAATCGAAGCCATAAGCGATATCAATTTTTTTACCAGCCTGCTTTATTGCATCGAGGGATACGATAACGCTTTTGCCGGTGTATATACCAAACTGATAAAAGGCTGTTAACTCATTTGGCAATACCATATCTCTAATTAGAGGAAAGATGGGCTAGAACTTGTCTCCACCCAGTTTTTTCGTATGTGTTAAGATCATCCCAAACGTTTTTATATGTGCAAGTTTCCATCTGCAAAAGCCTTTTCAAATTTAATTTTTGGAGCGATACGTCTGTGGAGCTTCATGAAACCTATCATTAGGTTTGCTGTGTCCTTTACGTCTTGCAAGGCATCGTGAGCATTTTCCTTGCTCATTCCAAATAAATCACGCATTGAGTCCATGCTAAGCGAGTTGATGTCGGCATTGTTTTCCATCCACATCCAAACACTATCCATTACGTCAATTCGGTGAATTTTATTGAACAGGGTTTGCTTGCCCGTCTTTTTATCCGTTGGGCCATACATGTCGCACATGCGTTGTACAATCGGCATATCAAAACCAACTATGTTATAACCGGCTGCAACGGGTGCGTAGTAAGGAGTACCCTTGAAGTTATATCTGTTTACGAAGTTACCGAACTTCTTCCAGACAGTTTTAGCCGAGGGAGCTTTCGCTAGTTCTTTTCTGGTTTTGCCATTAACCGCTAAGGCCTCGTCCTCAATAGGATCTAGTCCCTTCTCAATAGCTTCTTCGTCATCGAAGATTGGTTTTATAAGGCTTTCAAAATAACCCTCTGGTTGAACTGTCAATTTTCTACCATGAATAGCAACCGCTGCAATTTGTACAGGCTGTGTCTTATCGGGATTGCGTGAGCCAGTCTCAAAGTCAAAAACAATAATGTCCCTATAGTTCATTTTATCTTCCTTCTAATCTCAAAAAATTTATCTAACGCCAATTCAACATCCTCGTACAAATCACTAAAAAAGTGTGAGTGTACTTGGTACTTTATTTTTCCGTTTGCTAAAGGGTAATAGTCGTTTATTTTACAAATGGAAAGGCCTTTGTATTCCTCATGCCTTCCGTTTTGGATTTTGTCTTTTACTCTTTGTCTATAGCTTTTTTTTGCTTCTTTTTTAAACATTGTTATCTTCGAGCTGATCCCTAACTCCCATAATTTTATCTAGTAAAGAAATACCTAATATGTCAAACTTGACATGACCCATAGCTTCTAGATCGTTCATTTCCATCCCTGCTATTTTTTCTGAAGCCTTCTTGTCTCTTACCATCGGGCAAACTTCATTTAAGCTGTGTGAAGATATAACAACACCCGCCGCATGCTTGCCCTGTGATTTGAAGGTTCCTTCTATCCGCATGGCTTGAGCAAAAAGTTTAGAATAGTCACCTTCCAGCTCACCATCATCATTTAATCTACAGTAGTCTCGCATGGTTTCTGGCTGATTCATTAGTGTCCATTTGATAACTGATGGATCATCCATCTCTGCTAACTGGTCAGAAACTTCATGCTCATGTGGTAGGCTTTTTGTTATGGTGTTCATTTCATCAAAACCACAAGCCTCGTTCATTCGTAAGACTTCCTTCAGGGCGCTACGCCCTTGTAGCCTTCCAAATGTAACCATTTGACCAACCCTTTTTGAGCCGTATTTATTTCGTATATAATCAATTGTTTCGTCACGCTTGGATGCGGGAACATCAATGTCGATATCTGGCAAAGATATGTGATTATCCGTATTTCGTCCAGCATTGTAAAAGCGTTCAAAGATTAATCCATACTCTATCGGGTCTACCTGTGTGATCCCCACTAAGTATGATACTAAACATCCGGCAGCAGAACCTCTTCCCGGCCCCGGAATATGGTTCTTGTTATGAACACTGTTTACAATATCTCTCACTATTAAAAAATAGCCAGACAAATTGGCATCACTAATTACATCAAGCTCTGCTTTAATTCTTTCTGTATATAAATCTTTTGCTGACTGGGTGTTAACTTTACCTGTTGGTGCTAGTCTGGAAAGCCAGCCATCTCTACAAAGCTGTCGTAAATGTTCTTCTTCTGATTTGTCTTCAGGACAACTAAACTTAGGAAGCATTGGCTTACCAAGAATGTTGTAGTCTTCGCACATGCTTGCAATTTGCATTGTGTTTGCAATTTCATGAGATGTGTTTACAGCCTCTATTTCTTCTAGTGAAGGTATATGAAAGTTGTTTGATTTCATAAACCCACCAAAGGCAACATCGCCATTTTCTTGGAGTCTCTTCTTAATTCCCCGCAGGGTTGTTTTCATTGCAGAGCAAAGAAGGAGCAGTTGATCTCCAGCGTCTTGCTTTTCTGGATAATGAGAATCTGCTGTAGCAACTGTTTCAAATTTATATTTTTTGGCTATATATCTTAACCCCTGAACAACCAAAGATGCGGCAGGAGAGTTTTCTTGATCTATGGCTTGAATTTCAAGAAAGAAATTATCTTTTCCAAAAATGTCTCTGTATTTGTTTGCTAGTAGCAATACGTTGTCAACCCAATCGGGATGTACATATCTTTTAGCCTCATCTTCTGTGGGCGCGCTATAAGCCGACTTTGCATCGGCAAATATAGCATTTGCCAAGTCGCTTCCAAGGTGACCACTAAAGGCAATGATATTACCGTTTGCAAACTGACCCAATGTTTGTAAATCTAATCGGGGTCTATAATAAAAGTTTTCTTCATCATTACTTTTGGATACGGCTTGGATTAAACTGTCCCAACCCTGCCTATTTTTAGCTAATACGCAAAGATGACTGAGGCTTCTATTTTTGTCAGACTTGATTGTGCAATCTTGCTGGCTTAGGTAGAACTCGCATCCGAGTATTGGTTTAATATTCTTTTTCTTCATAGCCTGTGTGAAGGCCACAGCGCCCGATATAGTGCCGTGGTAGTGCGTATGCAAGTGTAGAGGTGTCCAATTCATTTTTTCTTATCCGCTAATCTTCCACCGCCGTCTCCGTAGGTGGTTATTTTTTCAATATTTCCGTACTCTTCAACAACTTTATTTACACCCTTTTCTATGACTTCATCTCGTATGTGTTGACACAGGCTTTTTCCTGTATCTTTATAAGGCTCACTAAACTTGCAAAGCTTTTGGCATTTCCAGTGGGCGTTTTTATTAGATAGAAGCTTGGGGTGTTGGGTGTTTCTTATCTGTTCAAATTTCTTCCTGAGTATGTCTTCGGCTTTCTGGTAGTCTTCTTCGTCGAAGGCCATCGAGAATAAGCCGCCAGCATTTATATAGTAAATACTGATTGAAAACTCACGTTCTGGGTACATGTTTCTTAAGGCGTAGTAATACAAAAGAAGCTGCGTATCTTTCTGAAGCTTTTCGTATGTCTTCTCTTCTCCTGTTGCCCAGTCTATTCTTTTACCCGTTTTGTAATCTAGGATTTCGTAGTAATCTTCTGATTGTTTTAATATGAGATCTACCGTTCCTTTGATTGATAGATACCCCTCAATTGTTTTGCCACCAAGATCATAAGAATATTTTGCCCAAGGTTTTTTTATTTCAAAGTCAAAAAATAGTTCGGTCGCAAACACTTCTTGATTTCTTGGGTCTAATACCCCTCCTTCATAAGCTACGGCCTTTTCTGCCCACTTTAAACAGGTTCGCTTATCCGCTTCTGTTATGTTTACTTCTGGGAAGCTGGATGAGTAGTAATCGAAAGCTAGGTCATTTAATAGTTTTAAATCATCACACTCTTTAAGGGTTAGAGTTTTTCCAGTCTCGTCATCTTCCACAACGTCAAGACCCTTGTTCATTGCAATCTTCTTGTCTCCAAGAGTTTGCATAACCTTGTGGACTATAGTTCCCATCAAGGCCTTCTTGTTGGTTTTATCCTTGAAGGAAAGGTTGTATTGCAAAAAGTACTTTTGCTGACAAAATTCTAACGTTCCAAGACTACTGCTTCTGTGGTAACAAACTATCATCTAATGGATCAATTTCCGATATGGGCAAGTTGTACATATCTACGTGAGTTTTAAAACCGTTTCTATTATCAATTTCGCCGCTTTTCCAAATCTTTGCTCTAGCAAAGTAATCTTCAGGCTCTGCCTGCCCTACTATCGAAATATCTTTAATACCACGATAACTGCGCTTTCCCGCTTTCATCGTCATATTTTCAAAATGTATACTTACAAAAATATATAAATCTGGCCTTTGATGTGTACTTGTTTTTGCGACTGAAACATCGTAATAATCTAAAGGTCTGACTGTTCTTCGTTTTGTTTTTACCTCTATTCTGCGACCGTCTTTAGCTACAATATCGTAGTCGTACTTATCACTACCTTTATTGCAACTGGTTATTTTTGCGCCAATGTAAGCGGCCACCGCTTCTTCTCCAAGATATCCAGCAGCGTTTCCACCGCCTTTTAATATTGAGTTATTTATTCTCCCTAATTTTTTTGCTTTTGTTTGTGCTTGTTCTACCATCCGTGCGTCCCACGGTATACTTATGAGCTTTTGGTTTTCAGCCATCCCCATTCCCTGAGTGTTTTAAGTAAGTCCATGTTAGTTTCATCTATGTCCATATCTTTGTTGTTTATAACATGATCGAATCCCTTGTGGTTATCTAGTGATGTTTCGCTTTGGTGTTCATCTTCGTGTGGTGATCTGGTTAAGCGTATAACTTTGCCGCCAGCTTTTTGTATCGCTTCTACTTCGTTTGGAAATCGAATGTCTGGAACTATGGCCAGTTCTGTTCCACTAGTTAGCATCCTGTTAATGCAGCTTGCAACCCAGATATCATCTTTGATTTTTCTACAAACATCCGTACCAAAGTATTGCAAGAATTCCCTAGCTGTCATAAATCCGGTTTTGTCTACGTGACCGAACATGTTTTCCCACTTAATGTTTACAGGGGTATTTTTATCTTCGTCTGTTCCATAACATTGGTCAATCTTTAATCCAAACAGTTCAATGGCGATTACTTTAAGTGGGTCTGCAAAACTAAAAGATCTAACGTAAGGCCATATCGTTCTTTGGGAATATTCCATAAACTCTGGATCTTTTCTTTCGATGTCTAGAAAGCCCATGCCTTCCACCTCTTCACCCTTTTCATTAATCTGCATGGCGTTGACTATTAGATTGCCTTCATCGTCCATCAAGAACTTTTCAATCACATCATTAAATCTCAACTGATAACCATGCAAAAAGGTAGAGCATGTCGTTTTTCCACTTTGTTTTCTTCCAGACAGACCTAGGATGTTTGTCATTTTACACTTCCTGTAATTTGGGCTTTAGTTCTTTGGTAATTTGTTCAACGGTCATCTCTCCAACGTCTTTGGTTGGAACATCAATTTCAACTATGTTAAAAGTTCTTTCGCACTTTTTCTTAATGCCTTTCTTTGCTTTTTGTCCCGCTTCGTCGTTGTCTGTTAGTAATACTAGCGTAAAAGCGCCAGAGGTTTCAAGTATCCTCGCTTGCGTGTCTGTTAAACTAGACCCAAACATACCCACAACGTTTGTTATGCCAGCCTCCCATAGTCTCCAGACATCTCCCTGTCCTTCAACAAGAATTGCCGTTCGTGTTTTACGAATATGGTCTTTCGACAACCAATACCCATAAAGCCAAGCTCCAGCATAAAACTCTTTTGAGTTGATCCATTTTCTCCCATTGTAATTTTCGTGCATAATCCTGCCAACACAACCAACCATGCATTCAAAATCGTCATCATATACAGGAGCTACAACCCTATTTCGCATTTGCTTATTGGAGTCTTCACAAACACCAACATCGAACTGGTCTAAAACCTCCTTTGAATATCCTCTCTTTAAATAATATTCAGCAGGACGCTGTAAGGAGTTTCTAACTAAGTTTCTTGAGATTCCCTTTGATTTGTTTTTTTCTCTTTTTTCAAAAGCTTTTTGAAGTCTAGAAGGTCTATTACCAAAATCAACTGAGCTAGACCCTTGGTTTAGATCTTCAAAGTTGGTTTCTACTAA